GCCGTTATCCCGACGGTAACTGGCCAACGCGGGAAGTGACCACAACTGACGAGGAAACCGGCGAGGATATCGTCACGGAGGAAACGTACGTTGAGGACATCTATCTGGACGTACAGTACAGACTCGCTTTGGCTGCTTACAACAAGTCTGGGGCGGACTTTGAGAGCAGTCACTCAGAAAACGGAATCTCCCGCTCCTGGTCTTCTGAAGGATTTCCGAAGGAGATCCTCCACGAAATCGTCCCGAAGTACATGAAGTGGTGATGGCCTATGAGGATCATGCAGATCAACAAGAGGCCGTTCCACTACTGCCTGTATGTGGACAAGGAAGCGGTGGAGGACGAGTACGGCAACGAGGTCGGATATAAGGTCGTTTACGGCAACCCGGTCATGATGGAGGCCAACATATCACCTGCGTCTGGATACGCACAGACGGAGCAGTTCGGAAACTTGGACAACTACGACAAGGTTATTGTCACGGACGATATGGACTGCCCCATTGACGAACACTCCGTACTGTTTATCGACAAGGAACCGGAGTACACCGTGTCCGGCGACCCTATGTTTGACTACACCGTCCGGCGCATTGCGAAGAGCCTCAACTCCGTGTCCATCGCTGTAAGGAAAGTGAACGTTTCGTGAAACGGAAGTACACGATCAACGCTATCACGGGCGATGGCGTGGATGACCTTCTGAAGGGCCTTGAGGAACACCAGCACTGGATCGAATCAAAGATCCCGGAACTGTGTGAACGACTCGCAACGATAGGTGCCACGTACGCGTCCATCGGTTTTGCCAGAGCTTTTTACGACGGACCGAGAAATTGTTCGGTTCGGGTCGAACAAAGAGGCGAGAACACATACGCTGTGATCGCAGAGGGCGAAGAGGTCCTGTTTGTTGAGTTCGGCAGCGGTGTGACGATGGGCGGTGGGCACCCGGACGTGCAGGGATACGGTCCCGGAACATATCCACCTACGAACCCGGACCACCCGAAGTGGAACGATCCGAACGGATGGTACATCCCCAAAAACAAAGGCGGAGGACACACGTTTGGTAACCCGCCGAATGCGCCGATGTATCACGCGGCCAAAAATGTAGAGGAAGAACTTGAACAAGTCGTGAGGGAGGTGTTTGGACATTAAAGACATTGAGTCGATGGTTTTTACACCGATTGCACGGGCCATCAGAAACGAGTTTCCCGGAGCGTTCGTGACCGGGGAGTACGTCAGGGTCCCGTCCAGTTTCCCTCATGTTAGCATTGTCGAGTCCGACAATTACATGACAGGACGGCATCTGGACTCATCCGATGAGGAGAAGTTCAGCACCGTCATGTACGAAGTTAATGTGTACTCCAACAAGGCTACCGGGAAGAAAAACGAGTGCAAATACATTATAGGTTTGATCGACCACATGATGTACGCGAGGAACTTCACCCGCCTGTCTCTGAACCCGGTGCCGAATCTGGAGGACGCAACTATATACAGGATAACCGCTCGATACAGAGCGGAAACAGACGGTACCACACTGTACCGAATTTAACCGAAAGGAATGATGAAACATGGCGCTTTCCACTTATAAGACTTACCTCATGTATAAGGCCAGTGGCGCTTCTGACTACACCAAGCTGGTCGATATCAAGAACGTCCCCGCCATCGGTGCCGAGCGGAACACTATCGACGTGACCTCCCTGACCGATGACATGGAGCAGATGATCCCCGGCATCAAGCGTGTCGGAGACGGCTTCCAGTTTAACGCCAACTATGACATGAATAAGTACTACGAGATCGACCAGATGGGCGATACAGAGTACGAGTTCGCCATCTGGAAGGGTGGCACCGGCGAGGGCACCAATGCGGTTCCTAGCGGCGCGGACGGCAAGTGGTCCTTTAGCGGTCGTGTGACCGTCGGCACTGCCGAGGGCGACGTGGACGCTGCGTTTGAGATGGTCATCACTGTCTTCCCGTCCAGCTCTGTGGCGTTCTCCAAGACCTAATAACGGAGGTGGAACAGTATGAGTAAGAAGATCAGCTTCACCTACGAAAACAAAGACTACACCCTGGAGTACACCCTGCGTACTATCAAGACGATGGAGGACCGGGGGTTCCGCCTGGATGCCATCGATGAGAAACCGGCGACAGTGATCCCCATGCTGTTCCACGGTGCTTTTCTCCGGCATCACAGAGGCATTGACCAGCGCACGACCGAAAAGATCTACGCTGGCATGACACATAAGAATGACCTCGTCAAAGAACTGATCGGCATGTACCAGGAGGCCCTGGAGGCTCTGCTGGATGACGATGAGGATGAGGGAGACGAGGGAAACGCGAACTGGACTCTGAGCTAAACGACGGCTCACAGTCCGGGGAATATGGGCGGGATGGCGGCTCAAAAAACGCCGCCCGCCCTTTGTCGTTATCTGAACAAATTGAAGCAGCGTGTCCTATCTACATGGCGATGGGCATGACATACGAACAGTTCTGGGACGGGGAGCCGTCCATGTGCAAAGCGGTTCGGAAAGCTCACAAACTGCGCCAGGAGATGAAGAACCAGGACGCGTGGATTCAGGGTATGTACATCTATGAGGCCATTGCGGATCTTGTCCCCGTGCTTCGTTTCTCTACCAGGAAGGAAAAAGCTGTTCCGTATCGGGACAAACCGTACGACTTCTTCAGCGATGAGAAGAAAAAGAAGCGAAGGGAAACCGTTGTTCTGACCGAAGAGGAGAAGCAACGGAAGAGGGACGATGACCGATTCAACGCGTACATGACCGCATGGATGTCGAGCGTAAACAAAAAATATGAACAAAAACAAGGAAAGGAGGTAGTTGACGATGCCGGACGCAACAATGAAGAGCATTGAGTTTGAGGTCAAGGGCAGTGCAGACAAATCGTCTGCGTCTGTAACAAAACTTGTATCGGCTCTGACCGAACTGAAAAAAATAACTTCTGGCGGAATCGGATTGGCAACGGTTGGCAAGGAAGTTAAAGACTTTTCCAACGCGGTCAAAGCGTTTTCGCCGGATAATATTCGGAAGTTTTCCGACTCCATCAAGGAACTTGGGAAGGTTCGTGTCGGGACTGCTTTTGCAAAGTCTTTCTCCAAACTGAATGAGACGATAAAACAGATCGACAACGCCAAACTGAATGCTGTCAAGAACACCATGACCGCATTGCAGGGTGGTGCAGACGTGTCCGTGAAGGGCATCGCATCCTTCTCCAAATTTATCGAGGTCGTAGACGGAAAGGGCGACCAGATAAAGGATCTTGCCTCAACGCTCCGAGAGATTGCCGACATCGACTTCTCCAATCTGAGCGCGGCTTCGGACGATTTGAAAGCGATAGCTGATTCTGTCCGAACATATGCGGAGGCAGCAAGGAAAACAAGAAGGAATCCCATCAAGGATGAGTCTTCTACGTTCCAGAAAATACGAGACGCAGTTGGCCGTGTTGGGGTTGGTATATCGTCTTTTGCAAAGGGTCTGAAAAAGGTTTCTTCTTTTATTGGTGGTGTGGCAAAGGTCGTTTCCAAAACCATCGTCCCTGTGTTCAAATTTGCTTTCAACGCCGCCAAGGGAATTGTAGAAAAGATCGTAAAACTTCCGAGCCAGATCAGTGAAGCGTTCAAGAAAAAGTTTGAGGACATCAAAGACAAAATAATTGGGATTGGATCTGCCGCAAAGAAGTTCCTGTCCGAGTCGGTCCTGACGAAGCCGATTCGGAACGCCGCTGAGTCTGCGAAGAATTTCGTTAAGAAGATCAACTCCCTCGGTTCTGCTCTTGGCCGCGTGGCGTTTTACCGTGGTGTACGCACTCTTATCAAGGAGATCGGCGACGCGTTCAAAATCGGTATTAACAATCTGTACGAGTGGAGCAATGCGGCAGGCGGACAGTTTGCGGCCAGCATGGACCGCATGGCGACCAGTCTGACGTACTTCAAAAACAGCATTGGCGCGGCAACGGCCCCCATTCTGAACGCACTGGCCCCGGTCCTTGACTTTCTGATCGACAAGATCGTAACGCTTCTGAACCTCATCAATCAACTCTTTGCTCGTCTGATGGGACAGTCCTATTGGACACGGGCCATCAAGCAGGCTCAGAGCTACGGGTCCGCTGCGAGTTCCGCAGGGTCCGCCGCGAAGGAGGCCATGAGGTATCTGGCCCCGTTCGATGAGCTGAACGTACTTCCGTCCGATAACGACGGTGGCGGTGGTGGAGGCGGCGGTGCCGGTGGCGGTATCGGCGACATGTTTGAGGATGTTACTGAGTTCAACGAAGACATCGCAAACTTTGCCGAACGAATCAAGGACGCTGTCAGGCGCGCTGACTGGAAGGGGCTTGGTACACTTCTTGGTGAAGAAGTGAACAAGGTCGTTGATATGATCCCGTGGAAGTCGATTGGCGAGAAATTCGGTACTGGCGTGAACGCTGTCATATCAACCGAGTATTGGACGCTGGAGACTATCAATTTTGACAACATCGGTGCCAGTATTGCTGAGATGATCAACGGCGCTCTCGATAAGATGCTGACCGAGGACACGTTCACCACCTGGGGCAATACGATCTCCCGGAAACTGACAGCGGCGTTTGACACGGCCATTGGGTTTATCACAGGGTCTGATGGCAAGGAAGGTCTTGACACAGAGGCGGCTGGACAGGCTTTGCACGATTTCTTTATCGGGATCTTTGATGAACTGTATGACTGGTTCAGTACACACGACTTTGAAGAACTCGAAACAGAAGTGCGGACAAAAGTGGAGGGATTCTTCACGGGACTGCAGTTTGACGAAATCGCATTGTCTTTTGTTCAGACACTTGGGACAGCGCTTGGTTCTGCTGCGGCGTTTATAGGGAAATACCTAGGCGATGTTGGTAAACCTATCAAGGATTGGTTTGACAAGAAAATAAAAGGCAAGACTTGGAAAGAAACTGGCAAAAACATTCTGACATGGATCGGAAACGGTTTTTCCAATATTGCCACATGGGTGGACACGAACTTCATCACACCGTTTGTGAAAGCACTCGGTGTGGAGGATAAGTGGGCCGCACTGAAGCAGGTCGGAGCGCAGATTTGGGTGAAGATCCGTCAGGGATTCCCGACCGCTGTCAGTTGGATCAATACGAACATAATCAATCCGGTCAAGAGAGCGTTGGAGACGGGCGACTGGAAGATCGTATTCGACCGTGACACAGGCGTTCTTGCCAGTCTGAAAAACGCAATCGGTGATGTGTACGCCTGGGCGATTACGAACATCGTCAACCCGATTGGCCGCGCCCTGTCCGGTGCGTCCTGGGACGTACAGGATAAGAATGGAAACAAACTGACATATGACGGTTACACATGGGATGTCGCACAGAGTTCGTGGACAGATCTTGACCCAGAGAAGGGCAGGGAAATTCTTGGTAAAATATTTGGGTTTGATATTGGCGATTGGATAAGAACAAATCTAATAACACCAATAGCGGAGGAACTTAAAAAATATAATTGGTCAGGTCTTTGGGATTACATACTTAATGGCTTGCGATATTCCATAGACAAAATGATCTATGGAGAAAAAACGGCCGAACTTAACCAAGAGGTTCGCGAAGGAAAGAAAACGGAAATTGGACCAAATGGTGGGTATTATGTAGACACAGAAGAGATGCCAGAAAAGTGGGGATGGTTCAAAAACTTGTTCCCAAAGGCATATGCTCTCGACGAAGAGTCTGCCTCAGAACTCGGCATTACCGTTCCTGTGACTGCAAGCATAACTGACGTTGTAGACAATATCCCACTTACCAAAAAGATTACCGATGGATACAACGCTATCGTGACTGAGAAGACCGACTCCATCAAGGATAAGGTTCTGAGCGGATGGCAAGGTATTCTGGAACGTGCTAGCGTCACGAAAGAAACAATCGCCGATCCCGTTCCGACCAAGGGCGACATAACCCATGCGGAGGCATCGTCTTCTTACGATCCAAATAAAGCACTCGTTCCTGTTGGTGGATCGATTATAGACATTACCGATAACGTGCCAGCGACGAAGCGTATTATCGACAAAGTGAAAGCGCTTATAAGCGAAAGCGGTTATTCAGAAGGATTTGAAAAACCCGAAGTTTCGTCCAGTGCGCTTCTGACTGATACGGATGACAGACTGGTTTTTGGAAGTGGCGTAAGGACAATGGCACGGTTTATTAAGACCGATGATAAATTGATCAAAGGTCTTCCGATCAACCAGACGGCTCAAATGACGAAGAGGACCGTTTACGGTGACGTTACAAAACCGATTTCCATTATAGCACACATGACGGAGCGGGTGGTTTCTGATTCCGTGAAAAAACCAATCCAGACAGTTGCAGAATTCATCAAATCTCAATTTGCTAGTACGTTTGGTACACCGATTGCAAACACGATGGCAAATATTAATGGTTACAACAGTTGGGGCGATGGAACCATCAACTGGGGTTATTATCCGTTGGCAAACACAAAAGCGATGTTCAATTCGTATGATACAGGAAACGGCTGGACTTCTCCGTGGTGGTACGCAAAGGCTTGGTTTAATTCACATGAAGATGCAAAAGGTTGGACATCACCCTGGTGGTATGCAACAGCGTGGTTTAACAGTCACGACACAGCAAGTTCGTGGTCAAGCCCTTGGTGGTATGCAAAAGCCTGGTTTAATAGTTGGGAAAACTATTTCAGCAGTAAACCTTGGGCATACCTAACAGCTTATTTTAACGATGCATACGCAAAAATAAGCGGAGTTTGGAAAAGTCTCACTACTAATGCTGACGGTGGTGTGTTTGCAAATGGCCGGTGGAAACCAATCACAGCTTATGCCGGAGGCGGTGCGCCCGGAATGGGACAGCTCTTCCTCGCCCGTGAGGCCGGACCGGAGCTTGTCGGTACGCTCGGTGGGCACACGGCGGTCATGAACAACGACCAGATCGTTGCGTCCGTGTCCGCAGGCGTTGCGGAAGCAAATGAGGGCATCATCACTGCGCTCATCGCAGCGGCGAACCAGATCGTACGAGCTGTGGAGGCCAGTGGCGGGTCAGATGGATATGACATCGAGGCAATCAGCAGAGGCGTAACAAACTATCAGAGAAGACAGGCCCGTGCCATGGGCAATGTGTAATGGAGGCGATGTAGATAATGTTAGTCAAAATAGGAAATGTTGATATCACGGACTACATTGCCTACCAAGGCTTGAAGTGGCAGCGGTCCGACATCGACGCTCCAAACAGCGGACGGACTCTTGATGCCAAGATGCATCGAGGGCGGGTTGCAACAAAGATTCGTTTGGATGTGACCTGCCGTCCGCTGACACGGGCTGAAGCGAGTCGAGTTCTGACCGCAATCATGCCAGAGTACGTCACGGTCACATATACGGACCCGCAGCAGGGCACGAACGTTACGAAGAGGATGTACTCCAACAACAACCCTGCCTCGTTCTGCATCCGTCACGATGACGGCACGGAATGGTGGGCCGGAATCGAGTTCCCCCTGATCGAACAGTGAGGTGATTAAGTGCGAACCGCATCGAACACATATACCAGACTGAGGGCCGAAAGTGGTTCTCATTATGAGGTCCAGGTCGTTCGCGGTACGGCTCTGTACGGAATGGACAAACTGTATTCGGTCGATGTGACTCACGCCCTGTTTGACGAGGACGGTCCCTCCATTGGGGGGATCTCCTCGGCGCAGGGCACCATCGTACTGGAAGAGTCCACGTCCAACTGGCCGCGAATGGCAGAGTTTACAATCCGTGTCCGGCTGAAGAGCGAGGATGATTCTGAGTATTCCGAATGGATCGATATCGGAACGTTCTATACGGACGAACGGAGCGAAGACGGATATGGAAGACTGACCATCATCGGCTACGACAAGATGCTGATGACGGAACAGCCGTGGATGAACGGAATCCAGACACAGCCGGAGTCTTGGCCAATCACGGCTCAAGCCGCTACGAACATCGTTAGTCAGTCCTGTGATATTCAGATTGATTCTAGAACATCTCTGGATAATTCTGTTAAGTTCATCGGATTGAACACGACCGCAACCGGCAGAGAAATCCTGCGCGACATCGGTGCGGCCATGGGCGGTAACTGGAGGATCACACCGGAAGGGAAACTGCATCTCGTCAAGTTCAACAACACGGACTATGAGACGAAGCAGATCATCTACGACATGACCGTGTCGGGGGAGACGGCATCGATTCCAGGACACGATGGAAACGAAATCTATGTCATCACAGGCGAATCGGAAACAACCGGCGTTGATTGTGCCTATGTTGGTCTGAAAGCGTTCAGCCTGACGCGGGGCGATGCTCTTGCCGCTGTCAGTGGCGTTTCGCTTACGGACGATTCCGGGGCGAGTGCGGACGCGGGAACGGAAGCGGGATACGTGCTGAAGGGGCATTGTAATTTCTCCAACAATACTGCTGTTGCGAATCTGGCTTTGTCGAATGTGAGAGGATACGTTTATAAACCGTTCAGCGCCATGGGTGCCTTGATCGATCCTCTGGCCGAAATTGGCGACATTGCTATTGTTGATGGGGATGCTTATCAGATCGTTCGGGTATCGTGGTTTCTTGGAGCAAACATCTCCGCAGACATCTCCGCCCCGGTCGAAACGGAAGTGGACCATGAATACACAGTTCAAACAGCGGCGCAAAAGGCTCTTATCAAAGCAATCGATGCGGACGAAAAACTTGAACAGCGCGTAAACAGCTACATCGAGCAGACGGCTGAAAGCATAACCGCTGGTGTGTCCGAAGCGTATGAGACGAAGTCGGACGCTACCACGAAGTATAACGAGCTGAATTCCAAGATCACTATCACGGCGGAGGGAATCGAGCAGTCCGTTGCGGAGACATACACGACCAAGTCAACGTTCAATACAACTGTCCAGAATCTGCAGGACCAGATCGATGATTCCATCGAGACGTTCACAGGGGACACCGTGCCCACACTCAGCAATGCTCCGGCCAATGACTGGAAAACCAGCACGGACCGAGATGCCCACATCGGCGACCTGTACATCGTCAACTCTTCCGGCGGCGACTATGCCGGGTTCTACTATCGTTTCGAAAAGTCCGGTTCTACCTATCAGTGGGTGCTTCTGAAGGACACAGAGATCACCAAAGCGCTTGCCGATGCTGCCAGTGCCAAGGCGGCTGCTGATGCGGTTGGTGCAGATCTGGAAACCAACTATTCGACAACGACCGAGATGAACTCCGCGATCCAGCAGTCTGCGAGTAATATTACATCCACCGTTTCTGCCACGTACGAAACCAAATCCGATGCGATGGCAAAACTGAACAGTGCCAATTCCCATGCTGACACCGTGGCCGGAGATGCAGAGAGCGCCGCAAAAGGATATACGGACACGAAACTGACCTCGTATTCCACGACCGCCCAGATGAACTCTGCCATATCCCAGTCGGCAAGCAGTATTACATCCACTGTTTCGGCAACGTATGAGACAAAATCGGATGCCACATCGAAACTAAACACGGCAAAGTCCTATGCTGAGTCTGAAGCTGACGCAGCGGAGTCCAGTGCCAAGTCCTATGCGGACACGCAGGTGAGCAGTGCCAAGTCTGAAATCAAACAGACAACGGATGCCATTGAGTCCACCGTGTCCACAAAGGTCGGAAACGATGAGGTCATCTCCAAAATCAACCAGTCTGCGGAACAGATCACCATCAACGCGAACAAGGTAAATCTGCAGGGATATGTAACGTTCGCGAATCTGGAGGCGGACGGAGAAACGACCCTCAATGGCGGTAACCTCATGACCGGGACGGTTACTGCCGGGAGTATGCTTGTTGGAGATTTCGAAAACCTTGTGACCGTCACTGAGGAAGTTGCAAAGTCCATGCTTCCAACAAGGCACATATATGGAGAGACTGTAACAGATGGTGTATATGTTCATAAGGGAAACCCTGCAAACGAATATCTCGGACTGTCCTGTGTTCTGCCGAACTCATTTGTGCTTGGAGACGAACTGTACTATGAAATGTACGGATACGCTTCAAGCGAAGGACCCGTGCAAGTTGCTCTGATCGGATATGATGGCCCGCAGTCGCAGGTTGGCGTGTTTATGAGTCATCCGATCAACTTCACGACCAAGGAAAAAAAGTTTACAGGGTCGCTCATTCTGAACGATGCGTTCCAGGCAAAGAACGCAAATGAGACGATGTATATTGGTGCTACGGAATCGAGCGAAATTCTGACCGTTCTGTCTACTCTTGGTACGAGTTACTCTTCATCAAGTGAGACGCTTAACTTCACTGGGCGGAACCTTGACGGATGGAAGTTTTACGGTCTGGTAATAACCGGCTCGACAGGAAGACAAGTATATGTGCGAGACGCTATTGTTCGTCGCAAAAATCAGGGCGTACAAATCGTTGATGGTGCTATCACGGCGCAGAAGATTGCGGCAAACACTATCACGGGCGACCAAATCCAGGCTAGGTCCATCACAGGAAATGAAATTGCGGCAAACACTATCACGGGCGACCAAATCCAGGCTAGGTCCATCACAGGAAATGAAATTGCGGCAAACACTATCACGGCGGATAAGATCAGCGTGACCGACCTGAATGCACTCAACGCAACCATCGGCGGGTTCGATATCGGAACAACGTCCATCCACAACGGTATGACGAGCTTCAGCGACACAACCCATGATGGTGTGTATGTTGGGACGGATGGAATTGCAATCGGCAAGGGCGCTTTCAAAGTGGACAACGCCGGAGCGTTGACAGCGAAAAACGCCAGTCTCAATGGTAACCTGTTCACGGTTGGAGATGAGGACACTAGCGAAAATCCTCCAGTCCGTCCGTATGTTTATATTAATAGTGGGGCGGCTGAATTTGGAACGGTACCTGGAACAGATTATTCCTCTCCAAACAAACTGCTGACGATAGACGGAGCTGGAAAACTACTGAATATGGCAAGAATTCCACAAATGATTGCAGAAGACCTTGGCTATGGGCATGGGCTTGTCATAACCGCAGGAACATCAAGGTATGTCATACACGACATGGACACGTCTGGTTTGCTTGGCAATCACTATTTCGTCGGTGACGTTGATATGGTTAACGATCTCCTTGTGAGAGGAACGGTGACAATCCGTGGGACGGCGACCATCAACGGCTCCAGTCCGGTTCTTGCGAAACTCCTCTGGTCGAACAGTTCTCCCACAACCGAGTTTGCGGCACAGAACGTGGATATCCCAACACTGCCGGATTACGACATGGTATACATCGGGTACGGATTGAAAACGGGGTCTGCGAACACAAGGCACGGTGACTGGCTGAACTTTGCATCGAACGTCATTATTAAATCCAATCTTGAGTTTAATGACTATGATGACGGTGCCAGATACATCCGCAACGTAACCTTCAGCAAGACAGCGAAAAAAGTGCTATTCACGGCAACAAAGAAGTTTGCGGCAGGAAGCGCAACGTCCAGTACGGACAACACGTTCTGCATACCGGAAGTCATCTATGGAATAAAAATATAAAGGAGTGATTTATCATGGCAGACATCTCAAAAATTATAGCAACAGACGGCACAACGTATAACGTTAAGGATGCCACGGCGCGGAGCGAGGTTGAAACGTTGAGGGCGGCGGTTGGATCCCCGTTGATGGCCGCAGCCAAGGATTCTATGACTAACGAGAACAAAATCTACGTCTACACTGGTTCCGAAAGCGGCATGACGAACGGCAACTGGTACTTTTACGATGGGAGTGCGTGGGTATCCGGCGGCGTGTACAACGCCGTTGCAATCAACACCGACACCACATTGACAGTCTCTGGACAGGCTGCTGATGCGAAGATTACGGGGGATGCTATCGATGAGGTCAAAAGTTATGTGGACGATATTGCGCCCGGTCTTTCGGATGATGCAAAAATAGCACTTCTTACGTGTTTTCAGCATGTGGTATGGGCGGATGATAAAGGACAGACTTATTATAACGCGCTCGAAGATGCGATCTATTCTGATCCTAGCCCAAGTCTTGTTAGTATTAGCGCTGTATTTTCTCAAGGAAGTTTTGAAGTGTATGTGGATACGCCGCTGGATGAGTTAAGACCATATTTGGTTGTGACTGCTCATTACTCAAACGGGACATCGCATTCCGTTTCAGATTATCTATTATCTGGAAACTTAGAAGTTGGAACAAGTACGGTTGTTGTAAGTAAAAACAATAAAACAACCACGTTTGAAGTAACAGTCACGCAAGAGCCAAACCTGTTGTATAAGATTCCTTCGGCGCTAACACTTAATGGTACGAGTGATTATTTAGATACAAACTTTAAACTAATGAAAACCAAGCAAAGTTTTACCATCGTAACAAGTTTTGTTGATGATAATGGAGTGTTTGCTAATAATCAAAATGCCACATTATATCACTGTATGGTAGAAAATGATGCAGAAGGGAAATACCCTGGAGTATCTTTACACTTTACGTGTTATCAAAGTGGGTCGCAGACAAAAATAATGCAATTCTCTTATAACGGAAATAGTAACAATGACACTCGCTCTGCATATTTTGACACCATACCAAACACAAGCCTTGGTAGCGCACGAGCTGTTTTTGTGTATAATGCAACAAACAACAAAATGTCCGCTTATACAAAAATTGGTGGAACAGTATACAGTGACACTAAAACAGCAGGAACTTTTTATTCTATCGACAACACTCTGCTTATTGGTGCATATAGAACCTTTGAAGATGTAAAAGGGCGGTTTTTTAAGGGAACAATAAACGAACTCAAAATTTACGACTACGCTTTTGATGAAACTGCTGCAATGGCGTATGTAGAGGAGGGATAATTATGGCGATATATGATATTAACGGAAACGAAATTGTTATAAAATCAGATGGAGTGATAGACGAAGAACCTGGTCATTATGACATTCCGGTCATACACATTAGCGGAACATTGCCGACAAACAAGGATCAAGGGGCGCTCCCTGTAGTATTTAATTACAGTAGCGAAACTTCGAATTTTCAGTGCTATGCAACGCTAAAAGTACAGGGAAACAGTAGCACTGGCTTCCCCAAAAAGAATTTTACGCTCAAGATGTATTCAGACAATGACAGGACAAAAAAATATGGAGTGAATTTTAAGCAATGGGGTAAACAATCAAAGTATGTTTTGAAAGCAAATTGGGTTGATATAACGCACTCCAGGAATGTGGTTAGCGCAAGGATATGGGGGGACATCGTTAAGAGCAGAGATAACTGGGCATCTTTGCCAAGTGAATTAAAAACGTCACCAAATCAGGGTGCCGTAGATGGTTTTCCTGTCCGTATATATGCCAACAACATTTATCAAGGTCGGTATACATTAAACATTCCGAAAGACAAGTGGATGGTTAATATGGACGATTCGCTTGAAACGAATTGTATATTGTGTTCCGAAGATTATGCAAGCGGGTGTTTCAGGGCATTAGCAAACATTGATGGAAATGATTGGACAGATGAAATCCACGACAGTGTTCCCCAATCAATAGTTAATAGGTGGAATCAGGTTATTGATTTTGTGATGACATCAACGGATTCTGCGTTTGTTTCAAACATAGAAAATTATTTTTATGTTGAAAGCCTGATTGATTACTATATTTATGCCTATGTTTCAACAGGTCTTGACTCTCTCGGTAAAAATCAGTTGTTTTTTACTTATGATGGTCAGAAGTGGATAGCATCTATGTATGATATGGAAGGTGTTTGGGGAATGTTTTACAATGGAAGCAAGTTCGTTTCCCCAGAATACAGGATGCAAGAGGACTATGAAGTTGGGAATCCGCATAATACATCTAATCTTCTTTACGACAGACTAGAAACGCTGTTTGCTAATAAAATTAAGTCAAGATATGAAGAACTGAGGAGTGGCGTATTGAGTCCAGAACATATTATTAAACGGTTCAAAGAATTTACGGAAATAACTCCTCAATCGGTTGTAGAATTAGATTATGCCGAAACCACTGGCGGTGGAGCATATACTGGTATACCATCTAAAACAACAAATAACATTGTACAAATACGGGAAAATGTGTTCGCACGTTTGAAATATGTTGATGGAAAAATTGAGGAACTAGTTTAAGAGATGTTTTAATCAACAAAGGCCAAATCAACACGACAGAAATTATTACCGATTCTGGAATGTAAGCATCATATAATCAAATTATAAAAGAAAGGACTGATCAACATGACAAAGCAGGATATCATCCGCAAACTTACATCGCGGAAGTTTTGGGCCGCTGTGGCTGAGTTTGTGTCCATGATGATCGTTGCGCTTGGCGGTACACAGGATGAGGCAACGAAAATCACGGCCCTTATTCTGGCCGGGGCCGCTGTGGTCGCATACATCATCGGAGAGGGGCTTGCCGACTCTGGCAGAACCATCATCAACACGACCACAAGCGGATACATTGACAGCGATTCGCCGGAAGTAATCACCTCCGAGACTATCGTCGGCGGTGATGGTGATGAGTAATCCAAGCGAGGTCATCTCCCTCGCAAAGACTCAGCTCGGATACCACGAAAAAGCGTCCAACGCCAACCTTGACAGCAAGACCGGGAACAGTGGGGCGAACAACTACACCAAGTACGCACGGGATCTGTACAATGCCGGTTACTACAATGGCAACAAAAACGGGTTTGCCTGGTGCGATACTTTTGTGGACTGGCTGTTCTACAAGCTGTACGGAAAGACCGAAGGTGAACGCATCGAGTGCCAGACAGGGGTACTCGGTGCGGGAACCCCTTATTCGGCGGGGTACTACAAGGCACAGGGACGCTATGACCGCAATCCGAAACCGGGCGACCAGGTCTTCTTCCGCAACGCAGGCGGGATCTGTCACACCGGCATCGTGACCGAAGTGACTCCGACGCAGGTGAAGACCATCGAGGGGAACAGCAACAATCAGGTCATGGAACACACGTACAACCGCTCTGACAGTTACATCGACGGGTATGGTCATCCGAGATATTCCGAGACGGAAACGGCGGACACGTTTGAACAGAAGGGCGTTGACGTGTCGTACTGGAACGGGAACAGCATCGACTGGAAGCGGGTCAAGGCAAGCGGCATCGACTTCGCCACCATCCGGGCCGGGTACGGGAAAAACCACATCGACTCCTACTTTGAGCGGAACGCCAAGAACGCAATCGCCGCCGGTGTGAACGTGGGATTCTACTGGTTCAGTTATGCGTCCACAGCGGAGGAGGCCCGTGCCGAGGCGAACAATCTGTGTGACGCTGTGGAACTGATCGGCGTGAAACCTACATATCCGCTGTGCTTCGACTATGAGTATGACAGTGAGCAGAAGTGTCCGCCCAAGGAAAGCATCGTGTCTATCGCCAAGGCATTCCTGTCACGGATCAAAGAGCGTGGATACTATCCGGCCAATTATGCCAACATTGACTATCTTAATCGTGGTTTTGGCGAACTTGTCGGCGAGTACGACCTGTGGCTGGCGCACTGGAACACGACCACACCGGGCCGTGACTGTCAGATGTGGCAGTATACAGACCAGGGCAAGGTCGATGGTATCAGCGGCATCGTGGACATGAACAGGTGCTACAAGAACTATCCGGCCGTTATCGGCGGGACTGGTACGGACACAAATCCGGTCACACCACCGGCGGACGAAGCGGGGGATAAGAAGGTCATGGTTGAGGCGACTCAGGTACAGTACGGGTCCAAGGGCGGTCCCGTCAAATCGGCGCAGATGCTGCTGAACGGATGGGGTTACAGTTGTGGCAGTGTTGATGGAGACTTCGGACCCAAAACGGAAAAGGCCACGAAAAAGTTCCAGTCCGCCAGGGGCATCGTGAGTAACGGCGTGATTGAGTCACAGACGTGGGGTCAACTGCTGAAATGAGTGACGCAATTATAGTTGCCATTATAACCGGAGCGTGTGCAATTGCGGCGCAGCTCATCATCTCGGCAAAGTCAACGAGCGAACTGTATGCCAAATTGGACAAGCAGTCCGAGCTGAAGGATGCCGAGTTGAAAGGTGAGATTGCAGTCATCCACACGGAGATAGCAGAACTGCGGAAGAACGTGGAGAAACACAACTCAGTTATCGATCGAACGTACGCCCTGGAAACAGAAGTTGCAAAGCAGGGCGAACAGATCAAGACACTATTTAACAAATAAGGAGATCCCATGGAGAAGAACCAGTACCATATCGATGTCGTGTCCGCACTGGCTGAGAGAGTCATCAAGCGGCTGTGGGTGCTTGTGATCATCCTGGTCCTGCTTCTGTTCGGAAGCAATGCGGCATGGCTGTACTACGAGAGTCAGTGGGACGTTGTTGAGACTGCCGTAACACAGGAAAACAGTGATGGCATCAACAACTTTATCGGGAATGATGGAGATATCTACAATGGCGAAGCAGACAATCAGGACACGGAGACGAGTCCGTAAAACGGGCGGTAACAGCGGATACAAAAAGTGTCCCAACTGCGGAGGAGACGGTCGTGTCAAAGTCCGCAAAAAAGGATAGGGGGGGCGATCATCTGCTATCCGATTTTGAAATGATAACGCACCGCATCCACAGCAAAAAGGACGTTCACATCTATCCCATCGCCGACGTTCACCTCGGAGCGGCTGAACACATGGAACGTGCCTGGAGTCAGTTCTGCGTGGACGTGCTGAACGACGAGAACGCATACATCATCCTTGGCGGCGACCTGGTCAACAACGCAACAAAAGCGTCCGTATCGAACGTATACGAAGAGACGATGCGGCCAAGGGAACAGAAGAAGATTATGGTCGAGATGCTCACGCCGCTCCGTGACCGGATCCTGTGTGCTGTGACCGGAAACCATGAGCGCAGGTCAATGCGTGACGTGGACAGTGACATAACGTACGACATCATGTGCAAGCTGGACCTTGAGCATCTGTACCGAACAAACGTTGCTTTTGTGAAGATCCAGCTTGGCAAGGACAAGTACGAAAGCGGGGTTCGCACTACAGGTGTAGACCGACCTACCTATGTTGTGTGCGTTACGCATGGGGCCGGTGCTGGTGCCATGACAGGTGGGGCAGTTAACAAGAGTGAACGATTTGGATACTTCCTCGACGGGGTCGATTGTATCGTAGTCGGACACACTCACAAGCCGTTTGTTACACAGCCAGCCAAACTGGTCGTGGACAGTCGAAACAACACGATTCGGTCGGTGCCGTTCAAGGTCGTGTCCGCATCAAGCTGGCTTGCATACGGTGGATACGCTGCTGAGAAGATGCTTGCCCCGTCCAGCCACACAAAGCAGCTCATCACACTTAGCTCTAAGGGGAAGGATATCCGGGTGGAAATGTGATGAAAGAATACACAAACAGCCAGATCTGTGACCTGATCGATGAACACATCCACAATGAGCGTGACAGAGCCATCCTGAAGCGAAGACTGTGCGATGGCATTTGTTACGAGCCACTGGCGGCGGAGTTCGACCTGTCGGTACAACGTGTGAAAGCAATCGTGTACAAGGCACAGAATAGACTAATCCGATACCTATAAACAACCAAACATAGCGAAAAGGCAGTCACCTGATTGATTTCGGGCGACTGTCTTTTTTTATACACTTTTTACAGAAAGTAGGTGGTTATTTTGTACGAATACATCAATCGTCTCTGCCGGTGCGGAATGCGTGTGGACGATGCGTATACGGTTTGCAGCGACTTCTACCGGGACCTGGACTTTGACGGGCTGGCTGCGTACGTGAAACAGTACGAAACGATTCACCAGATCGTATCTGCCTATGTGGATTGAGTACCAGCCAAACCCGGTCAGAACGGACGGTGTTGGCGACTGTTCTGTCCGGGCCGTGTCGAAAGCACTTGGCATCACATGGGAACAGGCTTATGCACGACTGACGCTGAACGGGTTCCTCATGGGTGATATTCCATCGAGTGACATTGTCTGGGGCAGTGTGCTTCGCCAAAACGGTTTCAGACGGTCCACTGTACCGAACACTTGTCCTGACTGCTACACCGTGTCCGACTTCTGCCGGGATCATCCAGACGGGACGTTTGTCATAAAGAGCGAGGGACACGTTGCAACCGTGGTCGATGGGGATCTGTACGATTCCTGGCCATCTGAAAATCAAGCCGTTATCTACTACTGGACGAACAGGGAGGAAGAATAAACATGGCTTATCCGTATTATCCGAATTTTAACAATCCGTATCAACAGGGATTCTATCAACCTATGTTTCAGCAGACACAACAGCAGCCGGTGATGCCACAGCAACAGACACCGGCCCCGGCACAGTCGTATGCGCCACAGCAGACAACGAGCGGGATCATATGGATCTCCGGTCCGCAGGAGGCGCAGATGTTCCCGATTGCACCAAACAATGCTGTTGCGCTTTGGGAAAAGAGCGGCAAGACAATTTACCTCAAATCCGCTGATGCAACGGGCAAACCCAACATGATCGTGTACGACCTCGTTGAGAGGACGCAGGCGGCTTCTGACAGCGCTTCAGAGTCTGACGGTAAAACGCCCAGCTATGCGACCAAGGACGAACTGAGCGCAGTCGTGGGCGTTGTGAAGGGCTTCGACGAGGTCCTTGGCACTTTGAAATCTGACATTGACACTTTGAAGGGCGATATGTACGGACTGTCCGGCCGGAAGAAGACCGCCCCGAAGAAGACCGCGGAGGTGCAGGATGATGACTAACGCGCCCAACATGATGCAGATGCTAGGACAATTTAAGGCGAACCCGATGCAGTTCCTGATGCAGAGGAAATTCAACGTCCCGCAGTCTATGGCGAACGATCCGAACGCCATCCTAAACCACCTGCTCCAGACCGGTCAGGTCAATCAGGACGCAGTGAACCGTGCCTATCAGATGGCGCAAAGATTCAAATAATCACGTTTTTAAGGGGACATTTTGAGAAAAAATCACGAAATCTGCCCCCTTAAAGTGCAAAATCTGCACTTTTTAAGCAAATTCATATAACTGTACTTTCATCAAAACACTCATTTCATATAAGTGTACTTTCGTTTTGTATTCGTTCTGTTGTCGAGATGGCCATAGATGACAGCATGAATAAATACATTTGAAAGGAATCACAACAATGGATTCTGAGAACAGCTCTCCCTTCACCATGCCCGTTGCGCCCATGTATGGCGGTAACGGCGGCTTCGGTTCCGGCTTTGGCGGGGACTGGGGTTGGATTATTCTTCTCCTGCTCGTCTGTGGCGGCGGTTGGGGAAACGGTTTTGGCGGTTTCGGCGGCTTCGGCGGAGGACTCGGCATTGACTTCCCGTGGCTCATGAACGGTCAGAACGGTATCAACAACAACGTGAACGACGGATTCCGGGACCAGATGACCCACGATGCAATCACCTCTATCGGCGATAAGGTCACCTCCGGCTTCGGCGACGTGCAGACCGCTCTGTGCAGTGGTTTTGCCGGTACGACTGCCGCTGTGACCGGCGCACAGAACGCCATCGCCCAGCAGCTCTACACCAACCAGATTGCCGACCTGGAGCGGTCCTTCGCCGCCCAGACCGCGTCTACTCAGGGCCTGACCGCTATCCAGTCTCAGCTTGCTCAGTGCTGCTGCGAAAACCGTGCGTCCACAGCCGATCTGAAGTACACCGTTGCGACCGAGGCCTGTGCTGACCGCTCTGCCATCTCTGACGGCATCCGCGATGTTATTGCGAACAACACTGCCCAGACCCAGGCGATCCTGGACAAGCTGTGTGCCCTGGAACTGGATGGTTACAAGCGTGAGAACGACCATCTCCGCACTCAGCTCAACATGGCAAATCTGGCCGCGTCTCAGACCGCCCAGAACGCTTTCATCGCCCAGGGCTTTAGCGATGAGGTCGATGCCCTGTACAATCGTCTCAACTCCTGCCCCGTGCCCACTACTCCTGTCTATGGCCGCACCCCCATCTTCACTTGCGGGAACAGCGGCTGCGGCTGTGGTAACGGCTTTATGAACTGATGGGGTGACGCTATGGCAGAGTATGTAACTACAACTGACGCTCTGGTTGCCCTCAACGGCACTGTCCCGTTCAGTTCGGTTTCTATCCCGTGCAACACGGGGAATGTTATTCCTCTTGCTGTTGGGGTTCTTAATCTGCGTGGCGGAAGCACCAACAGATTTGCTAGGTATCAGGTGAGCGTACAGGCGAACGTCCAGATCCCCACGGGTGGTGCGGTTACTCCTATTGCTGTCGGAATCGCTCTTAACGGTGCGGTCCTGCCAGAAAGCATTGCCATTGTTACTCCTGCGGCTGTTGAGGACTATTGGCACATCAATACAGATGCAATCATTACGGTTCCCTGTGGTTGCTGTGTAACTGTGTCTGCCGTGTACGTTGATGGTACAGAGGATGACCCTGCTACTACACCTACACCCTCTATCACGGTTCGGCGCAATGCGTCTATGACCGTGACTAGAATAGCCTGACAGGAAGGAGGACAACATGGAACATCTTGACAAGATTCTGGAGATGTCTGAGGCTGAGTTCGGTGCCATGGCCAAGAACGGCAAGTTCAAGAGCCGTGAGGAGATCGACTCTGTGTATAAGCTGATGGACATTGTAAAGGACGTGTACTGCATCTGGGACATGGAGGAAGGTTCCGGGGACGATATGTCCTATAACGATGGGTCCTATCGGAACGGTCCGTATCGCAACGGGTCCTACCGTGGCAGTTATAACGATGGCAGTTCCTACGCCCGTGGCCGTGGTCGGAACGCTCGGCGTGACAGCATGGGACGGTACAGTCGCGAGGGATCCTATCGTGACGGACGCTCCTATCGGATGGATGGTTACTCCCGTGCCGATGGCAAACAGGAGTACATCGAGAACCTCCGCGACATGATGGAGGACGCTCCCGATGACCAGACCAGACAGAGCATTCAGCGCATGATCCAGCAGATGGAACAGTCCTGACAAAACAGATTTCACCCGGAGGCAAAACGCTTCCGGGTGATTTCGTGTCCATCCGTGTCCATTTCGTGTCCATTTTTCTCTCTTGAAATATCGGATTCAATACGAATATTCCGTATTCGATACGAAATATCAAAACCCGCAAAGCCTTGAAAACACAAGAAAAATCCCGGAGTCCTTGGAAATCAAGAACTCCGGGTTTGGTGCGGGGAATGGGACTTGAACCCAGTAAAAAAATGGCTATAAAGCACTGCAAATAAAGGATTCTTCTTCCGGCGTGTCCATTTTCGTGTCCATTTTGAAGAACGTGGCCAGCTTGTCTGCACTCTTGTTTTCGTCCGCTTGTGACAGATGTGTATACACTTTTCGCATTGTCTGGAAGTCGTTCCAACCTCCGAGACGCATCGCTCCAAGTTCTGATATACCGAGTGAGTAACACAGCGAACAGAACGAATGCCTCAGACCGTGTACGCCGATATCAGGTACTCCGGCAGCACTACAAGCCGCTGTGATGCGTTTTCTGAGCGTCCCGATGTTTCCGGGTACAACCATACCGGTCTTGTTTTTAACGCCGCAGAGCGCATCGTAGAGCCTTGGTATAAACACTGGAACGTCCCGCGTCGATGACATGGTCTTGTTTTGCTTTCGTATTACTGCTTTGGCATCGTCATCCAAAACCATTGACTGTTTCACATGTATAATCTTTTTGTCCAGGTCCACGTCTTTCCAGTCGAGTCCGTATATCTCTGACCGCCTCAAGCCGGACAAGGCCAGAAGCGCACCGATTTCTCCCGGCTTGTCTCTGATCGCGGTCATGAACAACGGTATCTGCTCTGGGGTTAGCCACTCTTTTTCGTGTGGCACCAGGGCAGGAAGACGAACCACCGCATCAATTCCGTTTTCTGTTAGGACGGATTGAACCAGACCCCATGCGTTCTTCAGAGTCTTCGGTGAGCATCCAGACCGGGCCTCCTCGTTCACGGCCAGTTGCCAGTTGATTTTACCGATGGGCTTGTTTATGTACGATTGAAAGCGAGTCGAGCGATATGCTTTATATCCTCTGATTGTGGAAGGGGACAGGACGTTCCGTCTGGCCTCGATGTAATTATCAATGGCGGTTCCGAGCTTCACTGACGGACCAGACACGGACATTTTCAGACCGTGTTCGTACTGGACCGTCAAAAGCTCGGCTTTTTTTATCGCTTCCTTCTCTGTTGGCTCGGTCACAGAGAGACGCTTCCCGCCAAAGTTGAGCCGGATGCGGTATGACCCGGATGGCAACAACGTGGCAGATGGTATTTTCATTATTTCTCCTCGTTTACGCCGCAAAGGTTAACCCGCACGGCCCAGTGTAGTATTCGTATGCTTTGTGGACGAATACTTCAGACACTCCAAAATAATCGGCAAGTTCGTACCACTCATGCAGACCGGCCCGGATGGCTGCGTCCATGTCTGCAAACGGTATCACTTTGCGGATCTGCGCCCTGTCCGCTTTGACCTCTGCTTTTCTGCGGACATGGTACGGAGCGTCCAATGTGTACAAGGCACCCGTATCGATGTGCGCCCACTCATGAGATACCGCTTCCAGTTCCTGCGCCAGCGTTCGGACCTTCTCAATGTCGAGAAAGATGCCGTAGTGCTTTCCATCGCTCACGCAAACCGAGTCGCACTTTCCCTTCAAATGGTATGATCCTGTCTTTACCAAAACGCCTTTATCCATCAATTCCTGATAAATTTCCGCCAGTCTGTTCATGTCCTGCCTCCTCTTGATTTGCCGCAGCCAGTGTGGCCATCATTTTCTTGATGACATCTTTATCTGCGTCCGTAAGTCTACCACTATAGTTGTGCGCAGCATAGGTAAAATCGTCGAACTCAACCCTGTCCGCTTCGGACGGGGCTTTTTTTGTTTCTGTGCCAAGAAGGTACGAAACAGATACACCAAAGTATGCCGCAATCTTGTCCAGGTTCTTTGCTGATAGTCCTGATTGTCTGCCGTTCTTCAAATCGGAAATGTTTGTCGGACGAACATTTGACCTACGGCACATCTCTGCAATAGATATCCCACTGCTTTTGCATAAATCCTCAATGGTTTTGTACAATTCGCTCATTTTTAGTACCTCGTAATTGTGCATGGTTACAAAGTACCGATTTCCGTACAAACCACTATTGACAAATACCGATATCGGATTTATTATAGCTATGGCGATACGGAAAACGGTACAACGTTTTGAGTGGTATCTATACGATATACTGAAATCCGTATAAAGTCAATATTGTTATGTAAACTGGAGGTGAAAAATGTGGCAAACACTACTGATTTCGGTAAAAGTGTCAAAATTCGGCTTGTCGAATTGGGCAAGAATCAGGAGTGGCTGATTTCCGAAGTCAAGCGGCGAACGGGATTGTACTTCGACGATGGGTATCTGTGGAAGGTGATGAACGGGATACTGAAACCTCCCAAAATCATCCGGTGCATCTGCGAAATCCTTGATATCGAATACAGTGTGCCAGAACAGAAGTCTGACTGATGGAGGTGGCAAGAGTGGATAAGTTGATTCTGATCGTACCGCCTCCGGGCAGACAGTATGTACAGGGTACAACCACTCCAAAAGTGAGTGTTGACCAGGGAACGTACAAACGACTCCAGGAGGTTGCGGCCAAGACCGGAATGAGCCTGTCGGCAACGTGTAAGAAACTGGTCGATTTTGCCGTCGAGAACATCCAGTACGTTTACGAGGAATGAGCTTGTATACAAAATAACCGACCAGGTGTCCCATTGAGTGGACAGGAGGCATAACATCCAATGAACAACCCGAAGTTTTCTGAAACGATCAGTTCGTTCATTGCGGCCATGGATGATGCTGTGAAGGACTACGAGTGGAACAGCAATCAGGTGAACGTGATGGACCGACTTACACAGGACTATCTCCACGCTCTGGAACTGGATGCGAAGAACTACAAGGAACGGGCGAGAATCGCAACGAGACTTGCTGATTGCAGACAGAAACGGCGCGATCACAAGGATCTGGCCCAGGCTATTAAACCACTGGCAACGTATCTGGCGAGTGAGAAGGGCCGGGAGATGATGAACAGCATCCGGCAGACGCTCGACAAGACGAGAAAAGTCGAGAGCTATTTGGAACACCGCAGTTACATTCCAAGAGTGTTGGAAATGAAATCGACCGACACAGAGCGGTCAGAAGGGAGGTAAACAAAATGGAAGCATTGAAAATCGATCCAGAGTTCCGGGACAAGATTCCTCCTCTGACCGAAGCCGAGTTCGAACAGCTCCAGGAGAACATCTTGAACGACGGTGAAGTGTACGAACCAATCGCCGTCTGGAACGGAACCATCGTGGACGGACACAATCGGTGGAGAATCATCCAGGAGCATCCAGGCCTACCGTACCGTCTGAAGCAGATGCACTTCGTTGATAAGTGGGCTGCGTTTGAGTGGATGTACAAGAAACAGCTTGGCAGACGAAATCTCACGGATGAGCAGAAAACGTACATGATTGGGAAAATGTACGAGGCTAGGAAGCAGACGGTCGGGACGAACCGCTATACGACAGAAAACAAGCTTCCCCAATTTGGGGAACCTAAGAAGAAACACGGAGCGGCCCTTGCAATAGCAGAAGAACTGAGAGTTGGACACAACACTGTGGAACGTGCCGAGAAGTTTGCAAAAGGCGTTGAGGCGCTCCGGGCCGTCTCCAAAGAGGCTGCAGAGAAAGTCCTCCAGGGAGGCACCGGTATCACGAAGGCCACAGTCAGTGAACTTCCAAATTCGACTCCGTCTCAGATTGAAAAAATTGCGAAGCAAGTCGTGTCTGGTAGCGTAATCGATAGAATCAAGAGCCGTGAAAAGCGCAAGCCAGAACAGAAAAGCAATTCCGAATACGCTGAAACCAGAAAAAATTTTGCGAAGATTGAAGAGGTTTCTGACATCCTTTCCCGGAACCGTGGGAACGAATACACAGCAGACAATGCCATAGATGAACTTAAGGTCCTTGAGAGAGAGTTCATAAACAAGGTCCGCCGTGTGTTTTATATCAGGAAAGATGTCATCGCGGGTGACAAACGCTTTGAGCGTCTTGTGTTCCAGTTTGCAGACGAAATAGAAAATTTAAAGGAGGAACTACCATGAAAATCAAACAGCACCCGTACGAGTTCAAACTCATCCCGGCCAGAGACATCGCTGTCAACCGCCTCTACCAGCGGGACATTCACAAGGATGTCATCAACAGGATCGTGAAGAACTTCGACTACCACAAGGTCAACCCGGTCAAGGTCAGTTTCCGGGATGGCGTTTATTACGCCTTTGACGGACAGCACACGGCAATCGGACTCTACACCAAGTTCGGCCAGGACTACCTCGTCCCCTGCCTCGTATACTACGATGTCTGCGCGTGGACCGATGAGGGTGCCCTGTTTGAGGGTACGAACGACAAGAAGCTTCACAAGTCCGTGTCCGAGGTCGAACTGTGGAAGTCCCGTCTGGCCCGTGGTGAAGAGAAAGCAACGAAGATCATGCGTATCTGCGAGAAGTATGCGCTCAAGATCCCGGTTGACAAGAGATCCAGTGGAGACGGTTGGATTCGTTGCCTCAACGCCCTGGAGGGAATCTACAACGACGGAGGCGACCAGATTTTCAACGAAGTTATGCTGATCATCTCCTCGTCCTGGCACGGAAAGAAGGACAGTCTTGTGGCTCCCATTCTTCGCGGTATGACGATGTTCGTGAAAACGTATTACGGTGAATATAACCGTGACGACCTGATCAAGCGGCTTTCCAAGCGTCAGGCAAGCGAAATCGTCAGCGCAGGGAAAGCAAGCGTTGCGGCGGGAAATGCCAAGTACGCCAGAGAGATCCTGGAAACGTACAACCGATTCACCCGGGCCAATCGCCTGGAATACAAAATATAAAAAATCGCCCATGCCGAAACCGACATGGACGAAAGGAGAGCCGAAGCAATCCTGTATAGCAACTAGATTGTAACACGGCTGAAACAATAATTCAACATCGTTCTATCCGTTTCACAGTGCTGGCTTCGAAAAACGATAGCGCACGGTGATGTAGAGGGTGGCAGACCGTGTCGGCCAGATGTCCTCATTTGTGTTCCGTTTGGCATTCGGATACACCTCCTTATAACTGCGGAGTCAGCACCGTGAAGCGGATAGGGCGAAGAGGTACAGACATGCCGAGAGTGAGACAGCTCACGCCGGAACTGAGAGCGGCGGAGCGAAAAGCATCCCAGACGGTCAGGACGAAGCGGATCATCGAAGTGGCTGCAAAGAGCCGCAACATGACGATGAAGGACCTTTCTGACCGTCTTGGATGGAAATACAACACGCTGATGTCCAGACTGGACAGCGGGAGCCTGAGAGTATCGGACATGACTCTGATCGCCGATGTGCTGCGATTTGATGACGAGACGATGGCATCCTGCTGCGGGAGTCGGACACGATGCAGATTTGAAATGTGAGGTGCGAAATGATCAGCAGTCCCTGCAAACAGAACGGACAGGACTGTCCGAACAGGCACATGGGGTGTCATGCCAACTGCAAGGCGTACACGGAGTATGCCGAGCTGAAACGAGCCGAGACGATCCACACGAACAAGGTGCGAACCGCACTGAACAGCATGTGGGACTACGCCGGTCGAAGTGGGAGGAGCATAAGATGATTCTGGAGCATATCAAGCAGTTTCTGGCCGTTGTCGTTCTGACCGGGGCGACCATGCTGGCGATCCGGTGGCTGTGGGAAGCGTTCAAGATTGCCATCGGTGTCAACTATGACGAGGACGAGTAAAAGGGGGAAGAAATGTTTTATACCAACATCGTTATTAAGGGCAACAGGCGCATCGTGAACTGGGACTTCCGTGAGAAGGACAGCATCCAGAAGATCCTGGACGAGTTCAAGTTCAAGTTCAGTGACGGCACGGTCCGTCTCAACAACGAGCCTGTCGATGATGCCGACCTGGGCAAGCCGATTATCCAGTTGAAACCGTTCGTACGGTGGCACAAGAACACCATCACGTTTGCCGATCCTCCCGTGGAAAAGAAGGAGGCGGTCTGAAGTGGCGTGGGGAGTGCATGATTACCCGGACCCGCCGGAAGAAAACTACACCGCACCCATCTGCCCCGTCTGCGGGAACGAGTGCGAGACGATCTACCGTGACCGCGACCATGAGGTCGTTGGGTGCGAGAACTGCGTGACAGCTTATGATGCCTGGGAGGAAAACAGCGATGAGTAACAAGTACGGATTGCTTCCGTGTCCGTTCTGCGGCGGGGAGGCCCGTCTGGAAGAGAACAGCCGTGGTTTTATCGGCGGCGAGTCAACCAAGATTTGCTACGTCTGGTGCAAAAAGTGCAACGCACGGTCTGGACGGGTCAAACTGACGGACTACGGGCGCACCAGCCACAGTGCCGAGGCGATCAACGATGTCGTGTCGCTCTGGAACCGGCGGTCCGAAGCGCAGACCGAAGCCTGATTACAGGCGATACGAACAGGAAAAGGTCCGTCTGGCTGCGAGATGCGTCAGCTCGGCGGAATATGAACAAAGACTCCGGGAACTGGCCCGGAAATGGAGGATATAAACGAAAGTGCCAGCATCAAAGATTCAAAGTGGAGATCGCTTTGGCCGTCTAACCGTAATTGGGGATGCGGGTGTTAGGCGCAACGGTGCAATCGTTTGGACCTGTGTTTGTGATTGTGGAAATCTTAAAGATGTACCAACTGGATCGTTGCAGCAGGGGGTTACAAGAAGTTGCGGTTGTTTACGTAATGGAAATCATAATGCAAAACACTACGATGGACTTACTAAACGTCTGCGTCAGATTTATGCATCTATGAAGCATAGGTGTGGAAACCCAAACAGTGCTTCTTACAAAGATTATGGTGGCCGTGGAATAACTGTTTGCGACGAGTGGAAGAATGATTCATTTTCTTTCTATCGGTGGGCGTTTGAACATGGGTATCGAAGCGATTTGACACTGGATAGGATTGACAATGACGGCAACTATTGTCCAGAAAACTGTCGATGGGCAACACATAAAGAACAAGCAAACAACAGACGAAACTCACCAAAATATAGGAATAAAGGAGAATGAGTATGTCTCAGACACACTGGAAGAAGCTCACTAACCCTAACTACCTCGGTGCCTACTCGCTCGATGAGGGCAAGGACATCGTACTGACGATCAAGGAAGTCAAGATGGAGACTGTCGTTGGCTCTGACGGCAAACGGGAGGACTGTGCCGTCTGCTACTGGATGGAGCGGGAGAAGCCCATGATTATGAATACCACTAATCTCCGTATGGTGGCGAAACTGACGGGATCCCCGTACATCGAGAAGTGGCCCGGTACGCCGGTCCAGATCGGTACGGAAAAGGTCCGGGCGTTCGGTACCGTGACCGATGCCCTCCGCATCCGGGACGTTAAGCCGTCCCAGACCGCACAGGATGCGCCTGTGGCCTGCGAACAGTGCGGTCAGGTGATTCAGCCCTGCTTCGGCATGAGTGCGGCGCAGTGGGCCAAGTACAGCAAGGAAAAGATGGGACACTGCCTGTGTGAAGACTGTGCGAACAAGGCAGCGGAGGCGGCTAAGAAATGAAGTTTCGTTTGACGAAGAATAACTATTATTCTGCCGAAGCGAATCAGCGGTACTGGTCAGCATCTCTCGTCAAGACGTTTCTGGATTGTCCGGCCAGGGCCGTGGCCGAACTGAACGGGGAATGGAATCCGCCCATGAACGAGGCGCTCCTGGTCGGGTCCTATGTCGATGCGGCGTTTGAGGGACCGAAGTCCTTCGACCGGTTCAAGGCGGAGCATCCAGAAGTCATGAACAAGCGTGACGGTACGCCCAAGGCCCCGTTCAAAAAGGCGGACGAGATGATCAGTCGGGCCAAGTCCGACCCGGTGTTCATGGAGTACATGAAGGGCCGGAAGCAGACCATCAAGACCGGTACCGTGTTCGGTCTGCCGTTCAAGGCGAAATTCGACTCGTATCGGAAGGGCGAGAGGATCACTGATCTGAAGACAGTCCGGGACATGGCACCCACCTACATGCCGGAGATGGGACGGGTCAGTCCCGTCCAGAGATGGCGGTGGGATATACAGATGGCGTTGTACAGCGCAATCGAGGGAAACGACCTGCCGACATACCTTGCCATCGTGACGAAGGAATCGCCCCCGGACCTGTACCTGATCGAAATCAGCAAGGCGGAGCGGGAAGCATGCATGAGTTTCCTGGAGCAGAAGATGCCCATGTTTGACGCTATGAAGCGGGGCATCATCGAACCGACCCGGTGCGAGTGCTGCGAGTATTGCAGAGCAACCAAGAAACTGACCGGGCCTATCACACTGACTGAATTGGAGTTTAACAACTATGAATAAGATCATCATCACTGGACGTATTACTCAGGACCTGGAGATCAAGGTCGCCAACAGCGGGGCTGAGCTGATGAATTTCTCTGTGGCCGTGGACCGGCGCAAAAAGAAGGACGGGGAGCGTGAGTCCGACTTCTTCCAGTGCCTCGCATTCGGAAAGACCGCGAGTTTCATCAAGCAGTACTGGAACAAGGGCGACGGCATCACCATCGAGGGTCGCATGGAGTCCCACAAGTTTGAGAAGGACGGTCAGAAGCGGACCGCGTGGAACCTGATCGTTGACAGCGTAGAGTTCCCTCTCGGAAAGTCCCGTGGCAGTTCTGACGGATCCTATGCGCCCGGTGCCGCTCCCGGTGGTTTCCGGGACATGGGCGAAACCGGTGGTGAACTCCCGTTCTGAGATATGACAATCCAAGTCGATAGTCGAGAAAAAGCCCGTGCCATCCAGAAGATTCTGGCCGAGTTCGATAGGCAAGGAGTCCAATACTATATCAGCAAATTGTTTGTGGGCGACTATCAGAACCTGGACAATCCGCGAGTCGTTGTTGATAGGAAACGGCTCCTTGAGTTGTGCGGGAATGTTGTACAGGACCATAAGCGCTTCGCAGCCGAATTGGAACGAGCTAAAAAGTACGGAATCCATGTTGTTATTCTCTGCGAAAACACGAACGGAATAACCTGTCTCAACGACGTAATAAACTGGAAGAATCCGAGACTGAAAGTATCACCAATGGCTGTGTCCGGGGAGAGACTGTTTCGTATACTCAGTACCATGCAGAACAATCACGATCGATACGATGTGGAGTTCCAGTTCTGCGAGAAGAGCGAGACGGGCAAGCGGATCATTGAGATTTTGTCTGGAGGGAATGATGGCTAAATCAAAACGAACCGGAGCTAAACCGAACGCAAACGAGGCGCAGCTCAGAGCGGCGGCTAGGAGGGGCATGGACCGGACGATGGTGTTCTGTCTGACCGCATTGGCGGACAAGTTTGGATGGGAGCAGGACCAACTGGTTGATTTTATCCACGCTGTTGCGAATCTGGCCGATGGTGTTATCAAGGGCTACGTCCGATACGAGGACCTTCACCGGGTACTTGTCGAAGAGCAGGGATTGGAGTGGTGATGTCGTGGACGAGCCTGTGATTCTCAGACACAAAAAAGTGTTTGGCTGGTGGCAGTGCGAAGGGTGCAGGAAGGTCTACCCTGACCGCGTCATGGAGGCGTTCAACGACTGCCAGTATAAACCGAGGTTCCTGTACTGTCCGAATTGCGGCAGACCGGTTGTGATGGAGGTAGAACATGACGAACGAAGAAGCGATTAATGTTTTGCGGCACATCGCCGGAAGCTATGGAGACGTTTCAAAATATTACGATGCAATTTGCCTTGCCATATCCGCGCTAGAGCGTGACAGGTGGATAAGCGTGGAGGGGCCGCCAGAGGAAACCGGGCGGTATCTGGTTCGGTATTTGCGGGACATCGACATTGAAGACGGCATTCACGATGATCGGATTGTGATAATGCGATTCCTGAAAAATAGCGGTTGGCGATACCCGCTTATATGCAACAAGGATGTCAGACAATGCGTGACGATGGAAGCCATCACCCACTGGAAGACTTTGCCGGAGCCGCCGAAGGAGGACAAGCCGTGAGAGTGCTGGTTGCTTGCGAGGAGTCGCAGGAAGTATGCAAGGCATTCCGTGCGCTGGGACATGAGGCTTATAGCTGTGACATACAGGATTGCAGCGGAGGACATCCAGAGTGGCACATCAAAGCAGACGCATTGGAGCTTATCAAGATTAAATGGGACTTGATAATAGCACACCCACCATGTACTTACATATCCAACGCGGGTGCGCGGTGGCTGTTCGCTGGCGGGAAACTCAACGAAGAGCGGTATAAAAAGGGGCTTGCAGCAAAGGATTTCTTTATGTCTTTCCTGCTGTCCGATTGTGTGTGTGTGTGTGTAGAGAACCCTATCCCGTCAAAGGTGTTTGATATGCCGAAGTATTCACAGCTTATCCAGCCGTATGAATATGGACATCCGTGGAGTAAGAAAACGTGTCTGTGGCTGAAAGGTCTGCCGCCCCTTGTGCCGACTGATATTGTGACGGATTATAAGCCGTTTGTCTCGTCTGGCAGCTACACAAAAACGCATGATCCGAAATACAAAGGGGCCAGCCGCAAAGGTGGCAGCGCACGAAGCCGAAGCAAGACCTTCCACGGCATCGCCCGTGCTATGGCTGAACAATGGGGCGGTATCGAGCCGCCGAAGGAGGAAACATGAAAACAGTAACAATCATTTTGCCAGACGAGTTTATCTGCTGTGCGACTACTGCGGTAGCTCTGAGAGCGGGCGGAATAGCAACGTTCACAAACTGCTTTAATGTTTCAGACAAGGAATCGCAAACTGTAAGAATCCAAAAGATGGATGGCGATGGGAGATATGAGCTTGTAGACGTAGAACCGCCGAAGGAGGAAACATGAAACAAGAAGAGCTGAACAAAATCATAGAAAACCATATGCATTGGATTAGAGAGGATATTGACGGTTGGAAAGGTATGAGAGCCAACCTGTCCGGAGCCGACCTGTACGGAGCCAACCTGTCCAGAGCCAACCTGTCCAGAGCCAACCTGTCCGGAGCCAACCTGTACGGAGCCAACCTGTCCGG